TACCGCTGGTACATTCTACTGGAGCCGTTCACCCGGTCTCTTCGTTGAGCGCACCACTGGTGTTGAAGTTGGCGCAGGCGTTGCTGCTCCTGACTTCACCGGTACCGTATCAGAGTGGTACGAGACCTTAATCGAGACCATCAATGATGTGTCCGCTCAGATCCACCGCAAGACACTTCGCGGCGGCGCGAACTTCATTGTAACTTCTCCTGAAGTTGCTAATATCTTGGAGTTCACTGCTGGCTTCCGCGCAGCGATCACTGCTGACGATCAGAGAGGCGACATCGGCGCTGTTCGCGTTGGCTCACTCTCCAAGAAGTTCGACGTATTCGTCGATCCATACTTCCCACGGAACCTAGTTCTCGTCGGTCGTCGTGGTGCAAGCTTCCTTGAGAGCGGCTACGTCTACGCTCCATACGTCCCACTACAGGTCACACCTACAATCTTCGGTGTCGAGGACTTCGTACCTCGCAAGGGCGTTATGACACGCTACGCCAAGAAGATGGTACGTCCTGATATGTACGGACTTGTTATCTGTCGCGGCCTCCTCGGTGAGTCTGGCGCAAGCTGATAACAGCTAAAGTTTAGGCTTCGGCCTAACTTGGCCCCCGCTTCTTACGAGGCGGGGGCTTTTCTCTTTGTAGAATACTATTTATAATAGGCTGGAGGTCTCTTGGCGTTACCTAATTTGAATCCTGTCAGTACAGTAAGTGCCGTTATCCTCCCTGCAACAGGCTCTACAGCAACGACTGGGAATGGTGCAGGGAATGTGTCTCTTTATCCTTTGGGCGTTTATGTTGAGCCCACTAGCAAACTATATGATACTAACTTTATATCTGGTGCGGCAGATCAAGTTGCCTTTACTTACAAGAAGTTGGGCGGAGATGTATTAGATTTAGAGATTACTCCGGGCAATGTTTATGCTGCTTATGAAGAAGCAGTGTTGGAATATTCATATATCATGAACCTCCATCAAGCAAAGAATACGCTTGGTAACTATCTTGGCAATACTACGGGAACATTTGATCACGACGGTCAGCTAAAGACCCCTCTTTCAGCATCAAACATAAATCTTCGTTATCCACGATTTGAGATTGGGTATGCGAAGAAGGTTGCGATTGGCATTGCAAACGAAGCCGGCGTCGCAGGTGGCGATTTACGTCATTATTCTGCAAGTGTAAAGCTAGTAACCAAGCAGCAAGATTACGATTTGCAGCAAGTTATTATTGACAATGCATCAAACAATAATGAACCGGCAACTGGAGGCCCTGTTCCTTATGCCGGTATCATTGGCACCGGTTCAGGCGAGACAAACAGAAGAATAACAGTTCGTAGAGTATTTTACAAGACGCCACAAGCTATGTGGCGTTTCTACGGATATTACGGCGGACTAAATGTCGTAGGAAACTTAAACTACTACGGCCAGTTCTCAGATGATTCAACCTTTGAAATAGTTCCAGTATGGCAGAACAAGCTTCAAGCAATGGCCTATGAGGACCATCTTTATACAAGGCTTTCTCACTACTCATATGAGATTTTTGATAACAAACTAAGATTGTTTCCAATCCCCGAAGTTAGTCTTGTACAACACCTTTGGTTTGAGTTTACAGTAGACGATGGCGTCGACGCATGGGATCCTTCTGGAAATATTGATAATGGCGAGAAGGGAATTAATAATATTAATACTCTTCCGTTTGACAATTTACCTTACGAGAGCATCAATGCTATCGGCAAGCAATGGATCCGTCGTTATGCTCTTGCACTCGTAAAAGAGACCCTTGGCCAGATCCGCTCTAAGTTTGCTACTGTTCCCATTCCGGGCGATAATGTTACTTTAAATGGACCAGCTTTAATTAGCGAAGGCCGTGAAGAACAGAATCGACTTAAAGAAGAACTAACAACTATTATTGACACTCTGACATACGAGAAGTTGACTGCACAAGATGCTTCAATGATTGAGAACGTCAAGAAGATTCAAGAAGTAATGCCTATGTTGATTTATCAGGGATGAGGTGATTAATGGCAGACAATAAATGGGAACAGCCAGCGTCTCCACCTCCTCCGCTCTTTCTTGGGCAAAAAGAGAAAGACCTTGTAAAACAAGTAAACGATGAACTAGCAGAAAGAGTTATTGGTCAGCAGGTTCTTTATTACCCAATCGACCTAAATACAACTGATTTTCATCCGGTTTATGGTGAGGCGATTGTAAAGAACTTTCTTCCGCCTATTCGTGTTTATGCTCTCGTAGAATGGAATCAAGATCAGAGCCGGTTTTCAACTGGTGTCGGTATTGATGTTCAGGAAGAAATCACAGTTAACTTCCATCGTCGGAGACTGGAAGAGGACCAAGACCTCTATGTAAGAGTTGGAGATTTTGTGCTTTACGGAGAAGTAGTTTACGAGATAGTAAAGACCGCAGAGCCCAGACAAATGTTTGGACAAGTAGAAAACCCAATTGAAGTTGTAGCAACCTGCTTTAAGGCAAGAAAGGGAATTTTTGATGGCACCTGATTACACATACACAGGCATTGATAATGCTAATGGCATTATTCAAGAACAGTTGCTCATGCCTTCAACACTAGAAACTATCGACACTGCAATTTTTCGGCATCTAAGAGAAAACTTTAATTTGCAGACACAAACCAACGAAGGGTTTAAAAAAGTACCACTTCTTTGGCTATCGGCAGAGCGTTCGCATCAGGTCAAGAATAATCCAGAGATTAGAGATGAAAAAGATGATCTAATTTATCCTCTTATGATTATCTCTCGGCAGACTGTAACAAAAGACCCAAACTTCAAAGGCTCCTTTCAGGCACACATTTTTGACGGCCCCGGCCAAGTTCCAAACGACCCACGCCGCGTAAATGTTCCAATTGCCAGAAGAATCATGCAAAAGAAAACCTCTGAGTTTGCCAATGCTGACGCGGCAAGAAAGTTTGGACCCGGAAGAACTTTAGGTTCAGGAGACCCTAACCGTAAAAGAAAGAATACAAAGGTAGTTTATCAGACTATCTATGCGCCTCTCCCTACCTATGTAAAGGTCATGTATAATTTACGCATAGTCACTGACCACATACAACAGATGAACGATTTAACAACGCCCTTTTTGACGAGAACAGGGCAAATAAATACTTTCTTCATAGAGGCCGAAGGACATCGGTACGAAGTATTTATTGAGGGCGACTTTGCATACAATAACAATTTCAATGATCTCGGAGAAGAATTAAGAACCTTCTCAACCGACATTAGCTTTAGAGTTCTTGGCTATCTAATGGGCGAAGGCCCAAACGATGAACAGCCTAGAATTTCAATTGTTGAAAATGCTGTTGAAGTGAAGATCCCCAGAGAGAGAGTTCTAGTTGGAGACATTAACGAACTCACCAAGAAATCATTTTATCGCGAGTAGTCTTTTGACTGTCTCAATAACTATTTATTTTGAATGTTACTACTAATAGGAGTAATCAAATATGGCTGACGAAAGAAAGTTTCGATTTGTATCACCCGGTATTTTCATTACCGAGTTAGATAGATCCCAAATCCCAGCAGTGCCTGATCTTGTAGGCCCTGTTATTGTTGGACGCGCAAAGCGTGGTCCTGCTATGACACCAACCAGAGTTTCATCATTCTCTGAATTTATCAATGTTTTTGGTGAGACTGTTCCGGGCGGCAACCAGCCCGGAGATGTTTGGCGTTATGGTGGCTTAAATGCTCCTATGTATGGTACTTACGCAGCACAGGCTCATTTACAGGCCGGCGCAACACCTATTACTTATGTTAGATTGCTTGGTGTAGAAAATCAAAATGCAACAACCGATACTTTTGGCGAAGCTGGTTTTAGAGTTGAAGAAGGAACAAACAGTAGTGCCGCCAATACAGCAGGCGCTTTTGGCCTCTTCTTGTTCGGCTCAGGAAGTAACACTACAGCCATAGGTACCCTTGCCGCTGTTCTCTACGCCAGTGGTACGGCTCCTTACTTAAGTGGTGCAGTTTGGGGCGGCTCTGGTGGTAAAGCAGGCATGAACAAGCTTTTCGACCTTGGAGCCAGCCCAGAGTTTGATCTTTACTTCTCAGAAACTGATGTTTATCGTGTTTCACTTCGCGATGGTGATGCAAACTATATTCGTGAAGTCTTAAACACTAATCCACAGCTTATGGTTAACAGAAGGGGATCTTCTACTTCTGTCGAGTCCTCAACAAGCCAAAAGAATTATTGGTTAGGTGAAACATTTGAGAGATCAGTAAAAGAAGATGTTATTGACCCATTCTCAACTGCAGGATATTTCGCTGCTATTGTTCCTCTGGATAAGGGCGGCACTTCCGGGCTTGCTGATCGTAGATCAGGCTTCCGCGAGTCACAGACTCCTTGGTTTGTCTCACAGGACCTAAGCACTAACACCGGCTCTTACTCACCTTCCGACCGAGACCGCGCTAAGCCATTGTTCAAGTTCGTTTCTCTCAATGGCCAAGGAGAGGATTCTAATAAGAACATTAAGGTTTCAATCGCAAATGTTCGGTATTCTCCAAATGATAAGGTAAGCTTCGGATCATTTGACGTGCAAATCCGTTCAGCAAATGACTCCGACACACAGCCACAGGTTCTAGAAAGATACTCAGGTGTTAGCCTTGATCCTAACTCTGCAAACTACATTGCAGCAAGAATCGGTGACCGTTACGCAGAGTTTGACGAAGATGCCCGCGTTCTTCGCTCATACGGAGATTACGACAACCGTTCAAATCTAGTACGTGTCGTAGTTAGCACCGAAGTTGAAGCAGGCGACACGCCAGCACTACTACCATTCGGTTATTACGGTGTGCCTAAGTTTGCTACAGCAATCGTTAGCTCTTCTATGACCTCTATTACCGATAGATATGTCAACACTGGTGGATTTGATGTAGTTGCAGGCGCGGCTACAACTTTGATCCTCTCGGCTTCAACACCAGTCACCGGTACACTAAGGTTCCCTAACATTCCAGTAAGAGCAACTGCTTCTGATGTTTCTTCAGCCAGAACTGACTTCTTTGGTGTTAGCACTGCAAAGACCGAAGGATCAACAACATTTAACGAAGGATATGTAGATTATACACGCTTCTTGGGCGAGCAAGTTATCGCTGCAAGTTCTTGGAATGACGCTTACGGCTTAGCGGCCGCTGGCACAGGTCTTTCTTACCAAGATGGGTTTACATTAGACGAAGTAAGAATTGTAACAGGCTCCGCTTATAGCTTCACTGCTTCTCCGCTAAGAAACATTGAAAGAGCAGTATTCACCTCTGGTTCCCGTGCAGCAGGCACAGCATTCAACTGTTCTGCTTCCAATTCTAGACTACCGGGTAATACCAGCTACAAGAACATTCTAGATGCAGGTTTCAACAAGTTTACTGCTCCAATGTTCGGAGGATTTGACGGCCTTGATATTACAGAGCGAGATCCGCTTCGCAATAAGCTAATGTCTGATGCGGGTACTCCAACAGTTGAGACAAACTATGTTCTCAATACTTATAGAACAGCACTCGATATTCTGGCAGATTCTGAGCAATTTGAGTACAATCTCATGAGTGTTCCCGGCGTATGGTTCTCCGGTGTTACTAACCGTGTTCTAGAGGTCTGCGAGCAGCGCGGCGATGCACTTGGCGTTATTGATCTTGAGGGCGGTTACTTGCCACCTCATGAGATTTACTACGCCGATAAGGCATCCCGTAAGGGAACAGTGCAAGGTGTCGTAGATGCACTTGATTCAAGAAACTTGGACAACTCATACGGAGCAGCATATTACCCATGGGTTCTCATTAATGATACCATTTCCGGAAGCCCTCTCCGTGTACCACCTTCAGTCCCAGCAGTTGGCGTTCTTGCTAACACTGAAAGAGTTGCAGACGTCTGGTTTGCGCCGGCTGGCTTCAATCGAGGCGGCCTAAGCTCAGGTCAAGGCGGTATCCCAGTTATCAGTGTTGATGAAATCCTCAACTCTGCTGACCGGGATAGACTCTACTCACGTAATGTCAACCCAATCGCACGATTCCCAGCAGAGGGCATTGTAGTCTTCGGCCAGAAGACACTTCAGGCAACACCTTCTGCTCTCGACAGAATTAACGTCCGTCGTCTACTCATCTTCTTGAAGAAGGGTATCTCGCAGATTGCTTCGACAACACTGTTCGAGCAGAATGTTATTTCAACTTGGAGACGATTCAAGGCTGATGCTGACGCATTCCTAAGCAATGTTCAGATTAGATTCGGTGTCGATGAGTTCCGTGTTGTTCTAGACGAAACTACCACAACACCTGATCTTGTTGATCGCAACATTATGTACGCGAAGGTCTTTATCAAGCCAACTCGTTCCATCGAGTTCATTGCTCTTGACTTTGTAATCACAAGATCCGGCGCTTCTTTTGACGACTGATACTAATTAATAGAGAATAAGGAGTTTTCTAATGACTGATTTCTGGACATCAACAAATGAGAGGGCGCTTGAGCCTAAGCGTACTTTTAGATTTAAAGTTACCTTTGGCGGTGGTCCTGTATGGTGGGCAAAGGATGTAGACCAGCCTCAGGCAACTGTTGGTACAACAGAGCATGACTTCATGATCCACAAGTTCTACTACCCCGGAAAGGTAACTTGGAATCAGGTTGCAATGACTCTTGTCGATCCAGTTACACCCGGCGCTCTTGATCAACTTTTGACCATACTTCGCAATACCGGTTACAAGATCCCCGGTGACCCCGCCAAACCCGAGGCTTTTTCCTCTATTTCTAAGGCAAGTGCAACAACCAACCTCGGCACAGTTCAGATTGACGTTTTGGACGCTGAAGGCAGACAGTTGCACATGTGGGAACTTAACAACCCCTTTGTTATGGAAATTACACCTTCCAAGTTGGACTACGCTAGTGAAGATCTCATGACAATTGCGCTAACCCTTAAGTACGACTGGGCCACCTACACTAGTTACGTTGGTTCTGAGGGATCCCGTAACGAAGCAGGTACCTCACTCTTCACTATTCAGGACAACAACCAGTCCTGATCTAATTTAGAG